AGTTCTAATTATGTTTATATAGCTTTGATAACGCATTATTCTGGCCTGTCTTAAAACCGATTCGTTGTTTATCATTCAGCCCTCATTCCTTTGGCATTGTTTTTGATAGGGTTCTAGTTAAGTCACTTACTAAAGTGGTTAAATTTGAATGTTGCTTAGTTTGTATGCTGAATATTTTATTACATTGTAATTTTTCTTCTTTGGTGAGTTCTGAGTCTTTAACAAATTTTATACCTTTAACATATACCATTCTGTTTTGCTCCATTCCAATCTTTTTATACTTCAGCTGTAAATTTAGCATATTTTAGCACAAAGTCAAGTCTTATTTTCTTTTGGCATGAAATTAGCTTAGAATGGTTTACAAAATTGTAAATAAATAATTAAAATAATTCTTGACAAATATGTAAACGAAAGTTATATTACAGTTGTCAATTAAATGGAGGTAGTAAATGAAGGGATTTAAGATTTTTAATAACGGTTGGACTTGCAACGGCTTTAAATTTGAAGTCGGCAAAACCTATGAACACAAAGGAAAATTAGAGATTTGCGCAAGCGGTTTTCATTTCTGTACTAAACTAGAGGACTGTTTTAATTATTACGATGCTGTTTCGTGGAATAAAATCGCAGAGGTTGAAGCAATCGGCGAAGTCGTTAATCATTCAGATGATAGCAAAAAAGCCACAAACATTATTAAGATAATAAGAGAGATAAAATTCTCCGAAATTTCCGCTATTGTAAAAGCGAATGCTGTTAATTGGTCGGATGCTGTTAATAGGTCGAATGCTGTTAATAGGTCGAATGCTGTTAATAGGTCGGATGCTGTTAATAGGTCGGATGCTGTTAATGGGTCGGATGCTGTTAATTGGTCGAATGCTGTTAATTGGTCGAATGCTGTTAATAGGTCGAATGCTGTTAATTGGTCGGATGCTGTTAATAGGTCGAATGCTGTTAATAGGTAG